TCATAGTTTTTTCAACCGTGCCAAAAGTTCGAGCAAGTAAGATTCTTGATCTTCCATAATAATGTTCTGCTCTATTGTCTCGCCCATGTATTGATTCCCCTTCCGTGGCGGGCTATCAATAAACAGAACGCCCAAAAAGTCACTTTTGGAATACAACTCGTCAAGCTGTGCCGGTGTGAGCGCTTTTAACTCGCGTTTGAGTGCTTCGCTGTTCATATCGTTTGCACGCTTCGCAATGTTATCAATAAGTGTTTTCATCTTTTGATTCTGATATTCGGGCATTTGAATTTTATGCAGGCGTTGCAAGTATTCGCGCGCTGCCTTTACGCTGTGGAACGTATCGACCGCGTGAGGTGGTAACGGAAGGCTCCCCGCGTGTTGAGCGCGTGAGTCGTACTCATAGCGCCCTGTTTTAGGATTGTAGCGCGTCCCCATTAATTGAAACTGCTCCACGGTCATGTCGCCCATAAGAGATTTGGCCGCTCGTTTCTTGTCGGTCTCGTAACCATAGCGTTCTGCGCGCTGCTTGTTCACCTTGCGCTCGTTATAACGTATCTGCTGTATGAGTGCGTTAGGGATAGGCGTACCGCCCTCGCCTTTTGAATATCCGGGATTATAGATAAAGCCTCTTAACTTATTCGCATACGATTTCTTTTCACTAGCACTAAACCCGCGCGCGTTTTTACGCGGGTCAATCGAGCCTGTTAGTATGCCCTTGCTTTTTAGTCGTGATAGCTTGCGCCCTGCCTTTTGTTCCAACGCCCTTATTTCATCGTCAATTCTCGCCATTGTTTCACCTCCTATGTTTAGAGACGAAAAAAGCGGGGCGCAAAATACGCCCCGCCGTTGTCTAGACGCGTTTAGACAAGTTCGAGCGTAAGAAAATACATTCCGCTTTTGTTGCCCTTCTTTTTATAGGGGCGAATCTTCAAAGGCTCGTCCCACGTGTGCGGCTCGCCGAACAAGGCGAAAATCTGCTGTACTGCCGAGAACGCCGCTTCGCTTGATGTCGACCACGCTTTGCCGTCTTTACCGACGAGGATAACGCGAACCTTGTCAAGTTCCACGGTATCGTCGTTCATGTCGGCGATAGTGGTATCATGCGCGATGATGTTAACGCACTCAACAATCAACTTGGGATTGGTTTCAAGATACTCCCAAATCTCTTGTGCATTGTTGATCGCGTTGTAAAGGGCTACTTTGTCTTCCTTGTCTTCGGGGCGAAGGCCAGTGTAAACGGTTGCGTTACCGGCGATAAGATCAAGAGCGCTTGCATGCTGCTTGGCGAGCGGTTCGGGCGTTGCTTCGACGAATTGGGCTTTTGCGATATCTTGCGTCATGGTGAATCTCCTTTTAGTTGTTAACGGTTTGCGCGTCCTGCAGTGTTTCCGTTACCGGGGTGGCGTAGCGCATGAACGTACTTTCATCCATGCTGTATTTCTGCTCCGTGTGCGCGGTTTCCTTGATCAGCGAATCACACTTATAAGCGTCATCAATGATCTTTTTTGCTTGGGCTGCCGTACGCTTGCCACCGATGATAGTTTGCTTAACGACCACATCTTCGCCAACGAAAACGGCATAGGTTACAGTAGTGCTTGCGATGGTTCGGGTAATTTTCATTTTGCTCACCTCCTTTGTCGTTGGTTAGTATCATATCACTTTAATATCATGCGTCAATACTCTATCGTGACTTTTGCTGGATTTGCGAACACTTGGGTTTGGGGTGTTGGTGCGGGTGTTGGTGCGGGTGTTTCTCTCTGGGCGGGCCACATCTCCGGAACGCTCATGACTCATCACGCTCCTTGCGCTCGATTGTCACCTTGTATTCGGAGTTTTCCAGGGTCGACAATTGTTCGCCCGCGTAAACATCTCCGGCGTACTTTTTCCATGCGGCCCTATCCCCGAAGAAGTGGTTAACGTCCAGGTTGCCGTCGTACCCTGGCACGTTCCCATCGCTCGCGTACTGCCAGCAAGCTACCAGCCCGTCCGTTGCAGGCGGCTCTCCTGGGTCGTAGTCAAGAGTGGGCCTGATCACGTTCGGGTATTGCGCCACCCAGCGAGCGCAATTCTCATTCACTCCGCCTTGGTTGAAACGCCAAGGATTGCCATAAACCCAGCACCATACGCCAGTGAGTTCTTTCACACGCGCAACGAAATTGTTTACCCAATCAACCGATTGTGATTCCTCCCAGTCCAAAACCGGGATACCTTGACCAAAATAATTCCGAGTATTTTGAACGAAATAATCGGCTTCCGCTATAGGGTCGTTCATTTGCGCATAATGGTAAAACCCCCATAGTTTACCTGATTGCTTGCACCGTTCAATTACGGTGTCGCAATACGGGTTCACATAGTTCATCGCTTCGGTGGCTTTGGTGATAACAAAATCAACGGGCATATCCTGCACTTGAATATCGCCTTGCCATGATGATACGTCAATCCCTTTTAGCAATGTTCGATTCCTCCTTCGCCTTCGCGTGATCGCCATTCGAGCTAGTAATTACCGCGAAAAATTCTAGCAGTTTGCTGTTTGCAAGATCGCTGTTTATTTTTGCTAGGTTTTCCAAAATCGAAATAAGTTCCATGACGCACACCCACGCGCACACTGCCATAATAAGCCAGCCGTTAAGCGACATCGTACCGTTGCCGAAATCAATATGCTGCGCCGCATATTCGCACAAGATCGCAACGATCATGATGCCGACTAGCGCGGCTTTATGAAACATACCTTCGCGCATTATGCTGCTGTCAAGAACCTTGTTATAGATCGCTTGAGCGGTTCCGGTCACACAGTCAAGGA